TGTAACTTCCCAGACGTCTTGTGCAGGATCCGGATTGACAAACACCAGAGTTTGTCCATTCAAATCAGTGATGCCATCAATACCCGAGGGATATGACTCAAAAAATTCAGATACAAAAATGTTATTAATTTGATCAAAGGTTAAATTGGTGACCAAATTCACTGTGCCAATACTGGCAAGAGTATAATAGAAATTTTGATCTGTGGCCAATGGCACATCAAAAGTTACTGTGCCAAGATCTTCTCCGTTGTTGGTTACTCCCAGCACATCTCTGCTGCTGATGTTGGGTGACCAGGGCAACACACCATTTACCCCCGGTTCAGCTTGAATCCAAAATCCTGGCCCGGTGCCTGCAGTTCCGTCCACAATGTTCAGCCGTCCCTGCATGTTGAACTGTGTTTCGCTGGCATAGTACAAGATGTCAGGCGCATCTTGAGGAACAGTGAATGTGATGTTCCCAGTATTTGCACCGTTACGGCTTACGCCAGTGTTGTAAGAATCGCCACGACCTTGAGTTGGTGCTGTTTTGATCCAGAATGGAGATACCACACCCAATGTCAAATTAAACACATAGGTATTACCACGAACCAGAGTCAGTGTTGGATTTGGTATGTAATCAATGATGTATGATGATGTGCTACTAGCAGTAACACGATAATTTACTGTTTCTTTGGCATTTTGTGCCACATCAAATTTGTAGTTGCCACTGCGTAGCAAAGTAATGACAGGATTTTCACCAGAGTAACCAGAAAAAGTATATACGCCGTTTTCTCTTGTTACTGTGAATTCATCTGTCAGGGGCACTGAAGTTCCGCCCACATCAACTGGCAACGGACCTGCTGGTAACCAGTAGTACTGACTATAATTTACAAACGCATCAAAATTGACCAGAGGATCCCAGGTATAATATTCGCTGGTATAAAGTCGATTGGTGTTGTTGACCAATGCACCTTGAGTGGCCAATGCATCAGTGATACCAGGATAGGTGATAGCATCTTTGACTGAATCAGAATCTGGTTTTTTAATAATAACACCAGGCTCTAGTTGATAGTCACGACGTGTATCAGTGCTTTCTACCACATACTTGTCGTCGGCATTGACGCCGGGACCAACTCGGCGTCCAACATAGCCCTGTGTTTTTTTAAATTGAGGTTCTTGTACCAGTTGGTCTAGTGTGGCAGACAAGACTTGCTTGTTGGTAGGTGTTTGAAATATTTCTGGTAAAAAATCTACCGTTCTTACTTTTGCCATTAGATTACTCCGCTGCCCGGTGCAGTTCTAAGATTTGTACTTGTTAGTGCTTCGATCACTTGAATGTCTGCCACCGTGGCTCCGTTGACAAAAATTTCATTTGGTGCAGATCTAATTTCATACAAATCGCCAAAACTTTTTTGTGGGTTCAATGGTACCAACACTACAGAACTTATTACGTCGCCAATTTGCTGGTGCAGGTATCCCGACAGTTCTGAGAAATAAAATGTGTCGCCAAAGTCCCAATTTTCAATTGCAAAATATGCATCAATATTGGCCACTACCAAACTTTTGATTTCACTTACAGATGCAGTAGAGTTACTGGCACGGATAACCTTGATAGTTGCTTGCAACTGTTCTGCTGCTTTGGCACCAAACAATGGTTTGAATACCACAGAGTTGATGATCATGTTGTCGGAAATCATTTTGTAATCTTGCAGTCCAGCATACTCTGTGGTCAGCGTGTCTATAGACGGTGGCGCAGGTTCTGGTATAGACCCTGTTGAGTCTAAAATATAGTTTCGATATGCTGCATAATATGCACTGGTTACTACATATATATCGATGATGTTGGTTGATCCTGGATCAATGCGGTTAGTAAGAGGACTATTGTGTCTATATTGGAAATACAGATCTTGACGTCCCACTCGGGTTATGTATTCAGTTGTTGGCACCAGTATTCTTGTTCCTGTGGCTGTTGCTGTCAGTACATAAAATGCTGGATCGGTGGTGTATGAGTTGCTTGTGGTATTGAACACACCATAGGCATAAAATACCTGGCCTGGTATATATTGTGCTTTGTACAATTCAATTTCATCAAGAGTTGCATATTGATCATTGACCACGCCTTTGTTGATCAGCAAGTATCTTTCGAGATTGTCAATGTCTACAATTCGTTGGAAAAACACTTGTTTGGTTGTGGAGTCAATATTGGGTGCAACGATTGTGTCGAAAAAATCCGGATCGTCTGGAACGCCGTCTGAATCTCTATCTTGCCATGTTACCAAGACCTGATAGTCGTCTACATAACCATCGGGCTGCACAGGTTGGTCAATAATGCGCATGGAAACATCACTTTCCAATGGCAGGTTCGAATCTGGTCTGCTGTTTGTTTTTAACACTCGCACAAAGTCGCGAATGGTTGTGCCAGTTCGACTGTCATAAATTTGTTCGTCGCCGTAAAAGAAGAATCGTGTTTGAATCACACTGCCAAAATAGTAATTCAAAGACCGAATGGTCACTGTGTATGATTCACCGTCGGTGACAAATTGCAAAAACCAACTGGCGTCTAGATTTGCTCCAGATGTATCGCCTTCGTAAGCTGGACTCCAGTCTGCGTCAATGTCAATATTGGTAGAAGTAATCAAGTACCACTCATTGGTCAAATTGTCGTAGCCGAGGCCAAAATTTCGATACAGTTCGATCTGTGCCAATGCACTGTTGCGCACCTCTGTTCCCAAGTCAGTGCTAAACAATGGAATAACTTGAGTACACACTGCACCGGTTGGCACATAGTTGTTGAGCACCACAGGACCCAATCCATTGCTAAAATTGCCCAGGCCTTGATTTGTTCCGTCAATGTATATTGCTTGGGCAGCGGCCCAAATTGTTAATTTTTCGTCAGCACGGGTAGGTACACCTAGCACCAATCGGTTGTTGGCGTCAAAATAGTATCCAGTGGGTGGCACAAATTTGATCAAGCTGCCAACTTTTACGTATTTCATGTTGTTGCTGGCGTAGATACCAAGCGACACAGGTGTGCCAGCTGGATTTTTAAAATAGCCGGTGGTTTCGTTTGCCAATGTTGTGCTTTGATTCCATGTCACTCCGAGTGCAGACAACAACGGTCTTGGATAATTGGCATAGTAAAATTGTGTGGCAGCATTGTCGGTCAATCGTGATTCAACTCGATTGGTAATGACATCACTGATGTCATTGGTGGTTAACCAGGTGAACAAAAATGTTGGCAACACATTGCTTTCATACAAAGCACCGTCGCTACCAAATGTGTTGGTAGAAGAATATTTGCCGGTGTTGTCAACCAGGTCAAGATATCTACTGGTACCAATTGACGCACGGTTCAGTGCCTTGCTTTTGATAATTGAGTTGTAGGCTGTGAATGGAAAGTTGTTGTAATCTTCCCCGTTGACCATGCGGTTTTGTGTGTAGTATCGAGCAGGAGCACGTTGCTTTATTTCATTGATTGTTTCTCTAGCCAGAGCATTGCTCACTGGTTCTGTAATACCACAGGTCAAGGTGAGTGTTTCCAGTTGTCCACTACGACTGACATAACTGATACTCAAAATCACGTTTTGCATTTCTTCTGGATTGATAATGTACTGCAACCCATTGCTTGCACGAACATAAGAACGGAATTGTCCAACTGGAATCTCAGAAAACACACCATCGCCAAAGTTCATGGTGATTTGATCATTTGCTCTGCTGGTGACTGAATACAAAGGACGCAACGAGGCCTGTTGCTCAACTGCGGCAGTATACACACTTTCAACAAATACCCACTCTCGAGCAACATTGCCCACGTTGTCCAATTGATACAACCAACGATCAGTGTTGTTGATGCCTTCAATGTTGATGTTTACTGCCCGGTTGGCAATGCGTTCTGGCAAGTTGAAATCTTGATTTTGCAAAACACCTTGCTTGAACAACAAGAAGAATCCTGTGTTGGCACTTGCAAACCCCAACTGATCATTACGAAACAAGAAATTAAATTGTCCGTTGGGTCGCGGACTAGGCTCGTACACATAATCGCGGCCACTGGCAGTGCTACTGACAGCTTCAAATGGCATGTTGATTCCGTCGATCACTGCGCTGTATGGCAACACAGGCAAAAAGCCTGGCAACAGGTTAACGGTATACTCGTCTGTGCGAATTCCTTGAATTGTGGTTCTGTTGCCGGGGCGGCCAATGCGTTGAGTGTTTAGCAGTGCAGCATTGATGATGGCAGTGAACTGTTCTTGCCAATCAAAATTGGTTGGATCTGCCCAGTTCACCGTGATGTTGGCCAAGTTAATGCCGTTGTAGTCTACAATATTTTCTGTAGTTTGAATTGAAAATACTTTGAGATAGCCCGATGATTCGGTGTTGCGCTTGGGGGTATATCCCACCAGGTTGGCCAGTTTGACCACGCTGTCACGCCGCTCAGCAGTGTCTAGATAGTTTTCACGAGTGTTTAGATCTGTACGAAATGCCAGGGCCTGACCCATAAATGCCATGACATCCAGCAAGGCAATAAATTCACTTGACTCAATGTAGTCGTTGAATGTTTCTGGGTAGTATAATCGTAGATAATCTACAAAACTTTTGCGCAAAGTCTCAAAGTCATAACTTTGGAAGTCGGCTTCGCGGTAGGTCTGGTAGATTCTTTTCCAATCCTCTACACCAAATACCGTGGTTTGTCTAGTAGTTTTTGCCATAATAATCCATCTTGTAGATTATTTATGGCAAAAATAAACCACCCAGTTTATGTTTAGGTGTAGCTGGCAGTGCGAGTCTGCTGGTCAAAATACAGTGTCAAGAACTCGGTGGTTTGCCCAGGCACCATCATCAATGCTAACTGAATCAATATACCGTTGTCTTGCGGAAACATTTCAGCTGATTGAATATAAATTCTTGGATCCAGGCTGGCCACACGATTTATTTCTGCTAGAATAGCACGTTCAGTATCTTGGGTTTGATTTTCAAACAAATAACTCCAGATCACAGTTCCGTATCCGGGACGGCCGACCACCTGGCCCTGTTGTATGTTAAATGCGTTCAACAGATCTCGCTTGACCAATTCAAAATCCACCAGTGTGAATTTTTTTGATTGCCCAATTGTGTTAAATCCTACAAATGTTGTCATGTTTGTATTTACTCAATTGCTTAGGCTGCGCGAACCGGCGGTAACCCCAACCGTGCTCTAATAACTGGGTCATCGCCGGTATATGGAGGCGCTTTGGGATCCCCCAGTGCATTAATTTTACTATCAATGTTTGCTGCTGTTAGGCCGCCAGTCAAGCCAGATATAGCGCCGGCTCCAGGTAAGTTGGCCAATGCACCTGCTCCGGTCACAGTGCCCAGAGCACCCGAGGCTTTAGACAACAGGCCCTGAGCATCGAGGCTCCCACTCAGTGCAGACTTGGCCTTGCTGGCAGCGTCGGTTAATGCAGAAGTGTCAACGGCTTGAGGACTGAAATTAGGCAACGGTATTTTATCACTGCCAATCAACTTAGAAGTGGCTGCGTTCAGTGTAGATCTATCAACTGTTCCTTTGAAACCTGCAGCAGGGACGATTCCTGCCACAGCAGCCGGCAGTTTGAAGTCGCTAAAATTCACTGCAAACTGACCTTGTTTGGCCAGTGAATCCATCTGAGTTTTCAACCCTGACGTCAGATTGCTGCCAGCACCGGATACTCCAGATATTGCTCCCGACACTCCACTGGCCAACGAGCCTGCTGCGCCGGATATTGCATCAGTTGCAGATGTTGTGCCTTTGGCCCAGGACACTGCATTGCCAACTCCAAATTTACTGGCATTGGCCAATAACCCACCAAGCTCAGCTGTGCCTCGGTTGGCCAAACTTGATACATTTGGTAATCCACTGGTTATGCTACCGAGAGCACTAGACGCTCCGCCGAACGCACCGGTTGCACTGCCAACTGCTCCACTGATTGTACCGGTTATTCCACCAAGGGCACCGGTTACTCCGCTGAGTGGCCCAGAAAGATTTGAAAGGCTGTCACCGGCCAGGCTACTCAGTGCCTTGGGTGCCGCCACCAGCCCGGCTGATGCTGATATCAAATTCTTTCCTGCATTGGCGGCAGCATCGTACAGTTGTCCTGTTGGCTTTTTTAAATCAGTACCGGGTGTTACTATTTCCCCAGTTTTGACCAAGGTGTCAAAACTGGATTTCATTAGCCCAAATTGAATTTTATCTTGCAGTGGGGGATTCTTCAACAAATCTGTCACGGCTGCTACACCGTCTTTGCCGGTCCAGACACTGGGACTTTTTAATACATCCATTGGTCTAATCATTGTGTTTGTCCTAGAAATCTAGCAGTGGTACCGCACTTTAGGTATCCAGCGTCTTCTAATTGTTGCACACTTAGACCGTATTTGCCAACACCAAGTTCGTCGGTTGCTACATCAGCTGGCTGGCATACACTGGCTGCTACCGCTGCCATCACAGCCTGTACTTGTGTGGTTGACAGTGGACCAATTGATTCTGTCACTGTTGATTGATCCACATAATCTGCTGTGGTTATGCCGTTGTTGATTGGTACGTCTGTCAACAAGGGCAAAGACGACACAATTATTGTATTGTTCAAGCCAGTATTGTTGGTTACACCAGTGGATCCAATGCCGCCACCTTTGTAAATTGCCAACAGTGGTACATCTGGAACACCAGCTGTTCCACGTGAGAGCCTTGACTGGCTAAATTCAATCACTGTGTCGGCAAGTGACTGCAACTGATCCCCAGATCTCAGTCCAACAAATGCACCAGCAGCCAGTTGTTCAAGATAAATTTTTTCTGCTTGTGCCAGGGTTGAACCAGCAGGTCCTTCGAGTGTGAACAACTGCCCGTTTGGCAACACAAATGTAAATTTAGCCATTGGCATCTCCGGTTACTGTGCCTGACCAACCCGAAGGCACAGACGGAGTATTGGGCGGAGTAGTTGGTTGTCCTTCTTCCATGGCCACTTCCACGCTGACACCTTGATTGTGAAATGGCCATGGTTCGTGTGTGGGTGCTCGTGTCACAATGCTTTCTAATCCAGTGGCTGCAATTTGCCAGCCGGTGGCATTGTTGAATTCTGTGTTGGGCATTACACGTTTTTCCAATTTGACAGGTGCTGCAACTGATTCGGCTGAGCCGCCATTAAGATCAATACCGCCTGCTTGCAGTACCATGGCGCCGCCGGCGTTCCAGGACCCCTTGTTGCTGACCATTGCGAGACTGCCATCTGCTAATACTCCAATACGAGCTTTGCTGCTGTCT